TTTTTGTTGATGTTGAGGTATATGACAATGTTGATGAAATAATGGAAATCTTACCACCGACTCAAGGTTTCTTCTTTGGTTCCTCAGAGATTGATGATGATTACAAAAATGACATTGAAGAAACTATCACAGTTCTTGAAGAAGAACTATCTCAACCTGAAGTAGGTTTTGGTGTCGAGTATGAATACTACGCATCTTGGTAAAAAAAGTTACAATGGGGGTTGTATATGTGAACCCCCTTCATTACCTTCGTAGAACATTTAAAAAATAAGACCATGAACATTCATAACAAAAACGTACAACCATTTGTAGTAGACCAAAAAGTATTGGTAAAACTTACCAAGAACGAAAACTTTCGTAACCTGATGAATTGGGTGGAGAAGATGTTAACGATGACCACTAACTTAGTATCTCCCGTATTCTTTCATCCATCTTTTACCAAGACCGAAAGAGATTTTATTGTTGGATTTATCTATACACTTTACCCCAACGTCAAGGACATTCAAAGAATTGAACCTGATGGTGTAATTATCAAATGTGATACAACACTTAACACAGAGGAACTTCAAAAGAAGGTAGACAATATGTAAAACTAATTCACTATCTTTGTAACTCACTAAAAAAAAATAGACCATGAAATACATTTTTATCTCCCTAACCATCCTCCTATCAATGACATCGTGTCAAAGTAAAGTTGAAAAACTTGAAGATACCGAAAAACAACTATGGGTTCAATATGACATCCTCAAGGGTGAATTGGAACACAAGGATAGTGTATGTACGGTGTTGGCTGAAATCGCTTGGGAACACAACAACCCCAATTACAAAGATGACAGTATCTACCGACACTATGACCTCCAACGAGATGGTATCATGGGTGCTCAAAGTCAGGTATTAGATGACATCCATAAGGTTCGAGAGAAGATAAAGTCAATTCGACTCGGTCTTGAGTAATCTTAATAACTAAAACCAAAAAGTTATAGACAATATGTAGGTAGGTTGTTTGTTGTGATTCTTGTCCCTATCTACATCGAACCCTCATCAGAAATGGTGGGGGTTTTTTCTTTATTCTCATAGGTTTATTCGTATATTTATGAGTATACAAAATGTAAAAATATGGGATGTAATTGTGGTAAAAAACCAAAACCGTTAAATAACTTAAAGTCAAATGACCATCTGAAACTAGCATCAGATATGTATTTGGAAATCATCAATAAAAAAACTGTGGAAGAATACACAGATTTTGATAAGGAGGATATAATAAAAGTATACATGAGTTTATATCCGAATCAAAAGGTAAAACCTACCTTGGATAACGCGGTCTATTATATCACCCAAGCACATCAACAATATAAATCATAAGAACATGGGAAATCAAAATTCACCTAATAAAGGTGGTAGACCGAGATTGGAATATACTATGGACCCTGAGTGGTATAAAATCATTATAGACGCAGGGAGAAACGGTCACCACATCACACGATTCCTTCAGACCTTAGGTATTTCATGGGAGAGTCACAGGAACTTATTGAAGAGAAATGTAAAGTATTTAGAAGCATTCAATGAATATCAAAAACACTGTGAAGAATGGTGGTATAATCTTGCACACGAATCGATGTCTACCGATGGGGGTAAATCCTTTAATTCACGTCTATGGACCATCATAGTGAAAAACAAATTCAAAGACCATTGGAGAGATGAAAAATCACTTGACGTTACAACTCAAGGGGATAAACTAACCTCAGATAATAAAATCCAAGTGGAGATTATTAGAGGAACTGTAGATGACGTAGAATAATGAAGAAGAGTAATTCGGTAATCACCAAAATTGAAAAATCAAAAATCTCAAGACCTGGTGTTCATTCAAAAACCAAATCCTCCAATCTTAAGTCATCACGTAACTACAAAAAAAAATACCGTGGACAGGGCAAGTAACAATACAAGATTTGAAAAATTCAATATCCTCAAGGATATGGGATATAGGTATGACCCTGAAACTGGTAAGATATATGGTGTGTATGGTAAAGAAATAATTGGTAAAGGGGGAGGTGGTTATATTTCAATATCTAAAAATTTATATTTTAAGGGTCATCTGTTCGCTCATCATTTCGCTTGGTATTGGATATATGGTGATGTTGATTTTGAACAATTAGACCATATTAATAGAGATAAAACAGATAATAGAATATCTAACTTAAGAATAGCGACTCATCAACAAAATCAATTTAATAAAAATCCTAAAGGTTATTATTGGAATACCACACAAAAAAAATGGCAATCAAGAATAAAATATAATAAAAAACAAATCCATTTAGGTTTTTTTAATAACGAAGATGATGCAAAGAAAGCCTATTTGAATGCAAAAGAAATATATCATCAAATTTGAAAATCCAAACCACAAGAGTATTTGAAGACCTTATAACAACAGATAAAAGGATTTGTGTATTCCAAGGAAGTTCGAGAGCTTCCAAGACCTACAACATCCTAATCTATTGGGTATACAAATTACTACAGGAGGATAACAAAACTCTCTCTGTGGTCAGAAAAACGTTACCTGCGTTGAAGGGCTCGGTCCTTCGTGACCTAAAAGAAATCCTGATTAAGTTCAATGTGTATGAACCCGAGAAATGGCATTCCGTGGACGGTTACTATGAACTCGGTACAAACATGATAGAATGGTTCTCTGTAGACGATGAGACAAAACTACGTGGTAGGAAACGAGACTACCTGTTTATCAACGAATCAACAGAACTGTCAGAGGAAGAGTTCATTCAACTTATCTTGAGAACATCAGACCGTGTGGTATTGGATTTAAACCCATCACTGTGGAACTCGTGGATATATGAATTGGAAAAACGAGATGATGTATTTTACACCATCGTAACCTACAAAGACAACCCGTTCTTATCGAAGGTTCAAATCAATGAGATTGAAAAGTTAAGGGAAAAGGACATGAACATGTGGAGGGTCTTTGGTCTTGGTCAGAAAGGTGTTCCAACGAGGGTGGTATTCAACCATCAACAAATCATCAATGAGATACCCAAGAACGCAACCCTACTCGGTTATGGTATTGACTGGGGTTGGTCTGACCCATCTGTATTGATTGGGGTCTATCAGTTTGAAGATAATATTTATTGTGACGAGTTGTTATACCTACGTCATGTGACCATCCCTGATTTCATATACAGGGTGAAGGATTTGGGGTTGAATATGAAGGACGATTTTATTGCGGATTCTTCATCCCCACAATCCATCGAGGAGCTGAAACGAAACGGTATCAACTGTAAACCTGTAATCAAAGGTTCCATCCTTCACGGGATTGACCTGATAAAAAGACATAACTTCCATATTACCTCACGTAGTGTAAACCTTCAAAATGAATTACAACAGTATGTTTGGAAACAAGATAAGGAATTGAAAAACTTGGATGAACCTGTGGATAAATACAATCACACGATTGACGCTATCCGCTATGTCCTTGAAATGAAGATAAACCAAAAGAAGAGAAAATTTGTAATAGTATGATTGAAATTAAACTTGATGATAAAACCATCACCGTCGAACCCCACCTTACAATCGAGAAATATCAAAAGATTGTTAAGAACCCAAATAAATATAAAGACCACACAGAGTTGTTATCACTGTATTTGGACTTAACCACATCAGAGTTAAAAGGTCTACCATTTGAACAGATAAAATTTGTGGAGTCATTACTGACACCAATGATGACAGAAACAAAAACTGACATCGTATTAACGTTTTTCCACGATGGGGTAACCTATGGATTTGAGAACGATTGGGGAAACATGAAATGGGGACAATGGGTTGACATGGAGGTATTCTCTCAACAGGATAAAATCAATGATAATATTCATATCCTAATGTCTCTTCTATACCGTCCAATTATTGTGGATAAGGGTAAGACCTATAAATTAGAAAACTATGATGGAGATAAGGTCTTAGAACGTGCAGAGGTATTCAAACAATTACCCATCACATATTGGTTTGGATGTAGTAGTTTTTTTTTGTCCATAAGTCACGAATTTTTAAACAATATAAAGAACTCTTTGGAGTTGAAGATGTGGATAGAGAAAAAGATTCAACCGTTGAGGAGGATACTCCCATCATTCCTCCTTCCGAAGCCACCGCAAGATATTACTTCGAACTTACTTACCAACTTTGTGGAGAAGACATCACGAAGTTCGACCGACTGAACGAGTTAAATGTATATTTATGTTTGAACACCGCTTCACTTATAAAGGACAGAATAATTAAAGAAAAAAATGAACTCAAAAAAATGGAGTCAGAAATGAAAAAACGATGAACGAATACATAACTTTTCATACCGTCTTGGACTTGGTACAGGATTTCCAAGAACAATCCCCAATCCTTAATAGTTTTGGGTATGGTAACTTGGTGGATTTCTCAAGAACCATAAGTGGTCAGACAGTAAATTACCCTTACCTGTTTTGTGTCCCTCAGACTATTCTCTATGATGAGAACACAACAACCTATCAGTTGACCATGTTGTTTGCTGATATCCTTGACACAACATTAGACAACGAAAAAGACGCGGTATCCGATATGTCTTTAGAAGCACGTCGTTTCCTATCCTACGTAAAAAGAGGGATTCAGACCTTCCCTGAGATTTATAACAATTTAGATTTAAGTCTCCCTGTATCTGCATTACCCTATATGGAACGTATGGGTGACCACGTAGCAGGGGTCGCGTTAGACGTATCCTTGGTCGTATTCGAAGACATCAACGCATGTGATTATTATCTATCACCAACACCGAGTCCGACCTCAACAATTACCCCAACACCAACAATAACTCCCACAGTAACTCCATCATAAATTTATGATTCTTACCAATACAGAAGACCTGACCAAGATTTCCAATATCATCAAGAGAGGGATACAAAGACAACTTGAGATAAATTACCCATCAAAAGGATACAATGGGGAATTAAAACCTGTGAGTGGAAAATATCCTAATCCTTCTTCTAATCGTAAAAATACAAGTAGATTGTATAAATCTGTGGATGTTTACTACAAGGAAACTCCCGAAGGTAATCTACAGATGGTCATTGATTTCGGAGCAGCATATTATTGGAGATGGGTAGACCAAGGACGTAGAGGTAAGAAACAAATGATAAGTCTTAAATATCCACCATTAGAAGAAATAATGGTATGGG